TAAGAAGTACCTGAAGCAAGCACAAGACCATAAAGGGGCTCTTCACTTCTGGGAGAATAGGCTAGGCTGTATCCAAATTGCCTCAGAAACAGAAGCGTACCTAATCAGACCTGCTGTTTTAACAGTGTGGCTGGAAGAGGAACTTGGGCATCTTTTAAACTGCACTCCCCTCCTTTTGCTGCATAATGCTCAATTCGACTGGAAACAGCTTAAGCAGCATCTTGGTATCGAGCTTCATTGCAGGAACTTGTTTGATACTCGCATTGCTGAGTTTCTCCTTACCAACGGACTTACGGAGCCCAACAAGAATGGCAAGGAAGTCCCTCTAAAAACAAGTTTATTGGCAACGGTTAAGAGACGACTTGACATTGACTTGTCAAAGGACAAGGAGGTCCGTGTTGCCAACTGGTTAGATGAATGGTCTGAGGAAATGATTGAATATGCAGTCAAAGATGTTTCCTATCTGTACCACGTCTATAAAGCCCAGGAAGGCCTCTTAAAAGAGCAGGGGCTATGGGAGACCTTCCGGTTAGAATGTGACCTTGTTCCTGTGATCGCTCAAATGGAAATGAACGGGTTGGGGGTTGATTTAACGTACTTAAAACAGCTTAAGGATGGCGACCCTTCCGATCCTTCTGATAAGGGGGTTGTTGGCTTAGTAAATGAACTCTCGCTCAAGGTTCAGGAAATGCTTGAAGTGGAGAATCCAAACTCCACATCCAAGGTACATCAAGCTTTGTTGGAGAAGGGGTTTAAGCTTAAGGATACCAATTTTAAGACATTGAAGAAGCATGAGGACGACTCCATCATTGCAACCCTGTTGCAGTATCGGGAAGCCTATAAGTTGCTAAATACCTACCTTGCTCCATACGAAGAGATAGCGGTTGAAGTAGAGCCAGGGCATACACGAATCTATGGGGAGTTCAACGCCATTGGCCCGGGCACGGGAAGGATGTCTAGCGAGAATCCGAACCTCCAAAACTTGCCTTCTGAGGCGAAGTTTAGGCGGCTTATTGTACCAAGGCCAGGCTATAAGTTTGTGAATGGTGATACATCTCAAATTGAGTTACGGGTACTGGCGGAAACATCAAAAGAGAGGTCCCTGCTAAGTGCTTTTGAACTGGGGGAAGATGTACATAAGCGAGCTGCCGCTGCTGTTTTTGGTGTCGAAGCGGATCAAGTCACTAAAAGTCAACGAACCGCTGCTAAGACCGTTCAGTTTGGCATCATCTACGGGCAAACCGAGTTTGGCTTAGCAAGAGGGTTGGGGATTACGGAGTTTAAAGCTAGGCGCTTTATTGATCGGTACTTCCTTAACTATCCAGGGGTAAAGCGAGCGATTGACGATTGTATTAGCCAGACAAAGGACTCTGGTTATGTAACGACCATAGGTGGTAGGCGTAGACATTTACCCGACATCAACCACCAAGACCAAAAACTACGTTCTCATGCTTCGAGGGCAGCTTTTAATACACTTATTCAAGGGACTGCTGCGGATGGACTAAAGCGAAGTCTTTTAATTCTGAATGAAACTATTAAGCCTTATTCAATGTATATGAAACTAGTTGCAGTAGTACATGATGAAATTCTTTTAGAAGTCAAAGACGATCCAGAACTTCTGATTTTAGCTTGTAACTTGGTCAAAGAAAGTCTTATAAAAGGCTTTAAACATTATTTAAACAATGTTAAAATAGAAGTAGGGTCGGAAGAGACGGGCTATGAACCATTGATCTTAAGTCATTGGGGCGAAGCTAAGGACTAAGGTTACGAGATGAGGTAGAAGACGATGGCGGTGGATGATACAGAAACGGTTCAACTGACGTTTAAGGACAGAACTTTCCCATTTAATAATTCTATTCGAAATAAGCTTTGTAATATACTCAGGAACCAAAGGCGTTTTAAGAACAATCAACCGATTGTAGACGTTATAGCAGGCTGCGAAGAGCATCAAAAGATGTTTCCGTACTCTGTCCTTGCTTATGCGTACTTAAATCACTGCGTACAGTTGGATTCTTATGTCCGTCATTCTGTGCATTGATCCAGGCTCAACGCTTGGCGTTGCTGTCTATGAGGAGGGGGCTTTGGTTTATTATACCCAGCTTGGAACAGACAACAAGAAACCGTTGTGGTCTCGGGTTGCCCATCTTGACGATCAGATCCAAGTCTTGTTTAGCAAGTACGAACCAACGACCTTAGTTGTTGAAGATGTCCTATCTGCAGCTTACGGCATCAAACATTGGAAGGCGTTGCTTTGGGTGGTTATTACTTATGTCTTTGCAACGCTTACTGCCCATCGTAGACGCATGGATATTTTCCAAGTCAACCCTAAGAGGCTCAAGAAGCATGCGACAAACAACGGAGCGGCCACCAAACCTATGATGATTCAAGCGGCAGAGACGATACTGCCGAGTGGTACCAAACTAAAGAAGTCCCAGCATAACGTTGCTGATGCTATTTTGTTGGGCGCGTATTACTTAGACGAGAGGGAGGCGGCTTGATGTCATACTATTTCAGGATGTTTGTTTACAACGTAAGCCTAGCATTGGCAATCAAACTGTTTATATTAGAGTGGGCTGTTGGCTGGACAAACGCTATACCGAGTCTTCTACTCACCATTGTTGCAACCTCCTTTCTAACTATAGGTTATATTGCAGTTCGAGGGGTTAACCATGGATAAGTCTGAGATACAGCGTTGGATTGACAAGCACTTTACAAAACTACTTGATGAATATGGATTAAGTCACTGGTTTGTTTCGATTGACTTGACGACTTTACAAGGGGGTACAGCAGGGGAATGCTATACCTATCCTGAATATGAGCAGGCGTCCATTAACGTGGATTATACAAAAGTAGATGGGGAGGCTGAACTAGAAAGGATTGTGCGGCATGAGATTTGTCACATCATTCATTCGCCATTCGAGCTGTTCTGGGATGCAATGGAGCAGGGACTTACCAGGGAAGATAAAACCAACGTCCTTCGAAAAGCATTTTTACAGGCAGCCGAACTTACGGTTAAAAACCTTGAAAGGATGCACCAAGGACATGTTACCGCGTTGAGTAAGGCTAACAAACCTAAGAAGAAGGTAAAGAAGAGGGTTAAGAAGTGAGTTTGTTTACATTCATTTCAATTGTGCTTTTGTCCGTTAGCATCGTTATTCTAGCCAACCGTATAAAGCGCTTAAACGAGCAGACTGCCGCTTTAGTTGATGCTCCTTATGTAAAGCGGCGGAAAAGATTAAAGAAGTTGCTGTTGTTGGCTCTTCCTGAAGATGTTAGGTCTCAATTCGGTCAATATACACGAAATGATGATTATATTGAAGAGATCCTTGATTGTGACTTCCCTTTAGGCCGGGCTAAGGACAGGCTGATCATCTTAAAAGCTTTTATTGAAGCAAAGCAACAGATGGTAGACCGTGGGGAGTGGATAGTTGACTAAGAGGGGTTAAAACAATGCCTGATATTACCATGTGCAGCGGGGCAGGTTGTTCTATTAAGGAAAGTTGTTATCGGCACCTCGCAGAACCTAATAAGTTTCGGCAATCGTGGTTTGCTGCACCGCCGTTTGACAAAGGTACAGCTGTTTGTATTTATTACTGGGAGGTTAGTCAAAAATGAGTCGTATAAATGCAGGCCTATATTCATCTGATGCGCATGATTGGATGACGCCACCGGATTTTATAGAGAACTTGCTTGATTTTATTGGTATAGATAAGTTTGATTTAGATCCTTGTTGCACTCAATTCAATATTCCAGCACATACACACTTTACTGAAGAAGAGGATGGTTTGTCTAAACCTTGGTTTGGTACGGTTTATATGAATCCACCGTATGGTAATCAATTAAAGTTATGGGTAAAGAAGGCTTATGAAGAGTCTTTACGTGGCGTTAAGGTGTGGGGGCTGATACCAGCTAGGCCTGATACGAGGTATTGGCATGACTACGTTTTTACAAATAATAGCTTTGTGTTCTTTTTGCAGGGCCGTCTTAAGTTTTTAAAAGACGGTGTTGCTGATGGAACAGCGCCATTCCCAACAGCGTTAGTCTACTGGGCTAAGGGTGCCCAGGTTACAGGAGCAGCAATGACTGGCGTTTCTCCATTGACAGGAACTGTGGTGGTAAGGAAGCGTGTATGAAAAAAATCTTTATCTGCAGCCCATATCGTGGCGATGTCGGGGAAAACATAGCAAACGCTATCCGGTACTGTAAAGACGTTATTAAACAGGGACACCTTCCCATCGCACCGCATTTGTACTTTCCTAGCTTCCTGGATGACGATAACCCAGATGAACGGGAACAGGGGATCCGCCTAGGTTTAGAGCTGCTTAAGTTGGTTGATGAGATGTGGGTCTATGGTAAGCCAAGCGAGTTATCCGAGGGGATGAAACGAGAGGTTGTTACTGCGTTTAACTTGATGCAGCTTTATAATCGTCCAGAGATCTGCTTTATAACAGAGGGGGTAGAGGAATGTTAGACTTGCCAGCGATTCCACCGCCTGAAACCGTAGAAGGGACCAAGGCTATTATCTGGTGGTACAACTACGAGTACGAGAAACAGCGTAACGAACGTCTAATGAAGTATCTGGACGTATTGGAATATGCAAATGGACTTTTGCTGCAAAAGGTACAAGAACAGGAGCGACTGGAGCGCTTAAGACAGAGCCCTCATGGTCTGTTCTAAGTCGTCCTCGGCCCCTTTTCTTTTGGAGGGTTTGATCCGCATTCCCGCCCCTTTTATCCGCTGTTTCTCTATATCTGGATTAGGTGTTGCATAGATTGTTTTGCCGTTTTCGTAATAGTATGGAACAAACTCGTAGGGATTCGCTTTACCTTGGGGCCTGTCCTTGTGCTTATAACCCACTTGGACACCGTGCCCATCAAAGTCTTGACTTTCAACCCAAGCTTTGTAGTGCAACCTGGTGTAATGCCTTACCTTTGCCCCCTCCCCTACAACATCCGAGAGGTAAAATGGACGAAATGTATGTACAAGTTGTCTTGTTATTGCTTTCCAAGCTTCTGGGAATCCTTCTGGTGCCATTTGCTCTTTATTGGCTCTTGCTTTGCGCCCATCTATAAAAGAAGGTACTGCTTGCTCCTGCTTAACGATGCCTCCCCCATTCACCGACAACGCTTTAAAGAAGGCCAGCACCTCTTCTTTTGAATCGGCTTTGATGCTGAACTCAAAAACCATAACTTTCCTCCTAGACATACTGCTATTCTAAGTATGATAAAGCAATTCCCGAATGTCAACCTTACGAATGATTAAGTTATTGACTTTCAAAGTACTTGTAAAGTTATGTAACAATTTAAAGACAAATTAAAGAAAAAGTATTGACATCCGATACTATAAAAAGTATAGTATTATTATGGGGGAAGGATTGCCCCTATAATCAACCCACATAGTCCCTTGGGTAAGGACACGCTGCGAAATACTACCCGGGAGTGGACCACAAAGGGGCAGCGCTCAAATATTAAGAGGAAGGTTGGAAGGTAGAAGGTTTTTACAACCCTTGCTTAACTACGTCTATCTATGTCCTAAATGTGGGACTAAGGCTAAGCCTTATAACAGCGTTGTTATACGCTTTAAAGACGCTTTAGAACGGGGCGCTATAGTCGGCAAGTACAGGTATTTAACCCGGTACTGCAAAAGCTGCAAGTTTGTGTTCTATGTCCGGGAAATAAAGCGTTTCTTAGGCTATAACTGGGAAGACTCAGAGATCGTGTCTGAACGAGAGTTTCTCAAAGCTAAATTGGACGAATATGAGTCCCCCAGTTACGGTTTTGGAGCGATAGTTGGCGAATATACAAGGCGCATTTCCAGACCCGTAGACTCCCGCTATTAAGCTTATTTAGCTTAAGTAGTCTGTGCCCTGTCTCTTTTGCAGCTTAAGTCTGTGTTAAGTCTAAAATAACGTCCCAAGATGCGACATCTTAGGACGGAGGAGTAGATTACAACTGGTTGAGGTACAGGGGTTACTTAGCGTTAATAAGCTTTCTGAGTTGGTGGCTAATAGCCAAGATTAAACCCAGGTTTTTAGTCTTGTGTTCAGGAGCCATTAGGGGGAGATCAGGACTTGCTAAGTCTAAGGCCTTCTTAAGCGTATCCAAGACTAATTTACGCTCATCTGTGCTGGAACAAGGTCGAGTTAAGTACTGATAGGCGACTTCAACAGCGTTATGGAGTACAGGACCCATGGCGAGGTAGTAAGACATTGTACTACCCCCTTGAAAGTGGTTAATGGTCATAACATGGCCATCATCCGTCCAGATGTCTATGTAAGGCTTACTAGTATAAGTCATGAGGCTTCTCCTGTCATTAGGTTGGTACAATTTGCTTTTAACCAGGCGGCTAGACGTTTGTTAGAGTTGTTAACGATGCCTTGAATGCATTCTTCTACGAGTTGATGGGCAACTAAGTCTGGTCCTGATGGGCTAAAGCGATCAAACTCAAGTAGACTAGGCCCCCCAATGTATCCAAGTAGCCGTATCGAGCCTTGATATATCGGGGTTTTTTGACGTCTGGTAATAAGCACTGTTTGAAGTCTCAGTTCCAGAACAAAACCGTCTGTGGTAATGCTCAATTCTCGAATCATAGGGGGTTGCCTCGGATGATGAGGCGGGTTTTTAAGTTTGGTTTGTTGGTTGGTTTTCTGGTTAACTGGTGAGGCGAGATGCCTGCCCAGCCTGTGCTTCGGATGTTCTTAGTGGAATGGGTGGAATTGAGGGAAGCACGGAGGGGCAGGGGACGGTTGTCGTTATCTAACTGGGTCATTGGTAGCACTCAACTAACTAACTGATTATAACTAGCTATGATAGCATAGGGTTGGCTAGTGGGTCAATCGTGTTAGCTACAACTTTTGGACGAGTTTACCTATGATTCTGGAGATGTCTTATTTTTCTATGCGTTTAAAGGCGCATCTTGCGTCTTCAGAAGTGGATTTGAGTGTGTATCGCTTAGCCCATCTAATGGGGGTACACAAGGATCACCTGTACAAGTTTACGGTGTCGGGAAAACGCCCAACTGATGAGATTTTGGAGAAGATGGCAAGCGTACCAGAGGCTAAGCTGACGCTTGATAAGCTGCGTAGCTGGCGCGCCGTCGACGACTATGGGATTGAAGCGTTAAAGCTTGCGGTTGAGGACTACCAGCCGTAGCAGGACGTTGACGAGTAGAAACCTGAGGGGCTTAGGGTGCTGCAGCTAAGGTTTCTAGGTTGAGCAATTGGTTGTGGTTGGTAGGATTGTTGCTGCATTTGGTTGAATTGCATCGCTGCATAGGGGAGTCCCTGAGCGTATGCACGTAGGATTGGGTGTTTATCGTCGATGATCTGTTCGCCCGGCTTCAGATAGTACTTGTTGCCCTTGCGGTCTTCAACGTACTCAACAATACCAGGACTTGTGTAGTGTGCTTTGCAACGTTTGCAGACGGAACCGTCTTCAAAGTACACGTTACCAGCGTAGGCCGGTACGGTCGAGAGTAGAAACGCAATTGCGAGGAAAGCAGTTTTCATAGCAGGCCTCCCGTTATGTAAGTCATCGACAAGGGTAGCATAAGGGAACTAACTAGCCAATACCCCAGCTACCTTTCCAACAGACACACCCACCTCACGGGCAATGGTACGAATACTTGCACCATTCTCTTTTGCAGCTTTGATTTTCTGAACGATATCCTCAGAAACTTTAGGCCTCCCGATGGGTTTACCTGATTTGGTTCCTTTGATTCTGGCCCTTGCAATTCCTGCATTGATTCTGTCTATGAGGATGGCCCTCTCAAATTCCGCAAAGGCAGCAAATACGCTATAGATTAGCTTTCCCATAGGACCAGTGGCGTCGATGTTCTGTTGATGGATATATAGACCAACGTTGCAATGGTTGAGAAGGTTTACAAACGATAAAGCCTCCTCTGTATTCCTGCCAAGTCTATCGATAGCCCATACGACTACAATATCAACCTGGTTACGTTGGATAGAGGCTTTAAGGGCATCGTATTCTTTCCGGCTTGTTTTGGAACCCGATACAACGTCAATAAACTCTTTTGAAACGACCCATCCTCGTTTCTCCACCAAATCCCTTAGAACAAGTAATTGGTTGTCGGTTGTTTGGTCTTCTGTTGAGACCCTGGCATAGATGGCTACTCGTTTCATGGTTTGGTCTCCCGTGCTAATTTTTCACAGACTGCTCTAAAGTCCTCATCAAGCCACGCCTTAAAGAAAGTAGGAGTTGCCCGTATTGTCTTTATAGTAGTAGGCTCGCCGTGCTTGGTAATGCCGGGAGGCCTACCTTGTTTTTTCTTAGGTTTGTCTTGTTCTGTCATAGTTCTATTCTATTTCAATCAGAGGTATTCCCTCAAGTTGACCCACGTTTTAAGGTGTGGGCCAGGTGAAGGAATTAAGCGTTGCCTTTTGCCTTGGCGATTGCCTGCCCAATTCTGTCGCCGTAATATAAAACACGCTCCTGGTATTCTTTAGGCAAATGTAGGTTGTTGTATTGTTCAACCTGTGCAATAAAAACTCCATCAGCATGGACAACTGGACTACCTTGATTGTGTGTCCAAGGCCCGGGTGTGTGTTTTACTTGCTGTTGTGTGTTAATCATTGTTTTTATCTCCTAAACTGTCATAAATTCTTTCAATCACACCGTCACAGTAGATTGCTTGTCCTGTGCAAGTTCTACCCCATAGATACCCGTAATCGGTTTCCATTACAGGTTCACCGAATTCAAGCAAATCTTTGTACATAAAGCTTGTGACAAGCCACCATTCATATATTTCTTGTGGTTCTTCCCAACGATTTCTTGCCTCCTCCCACGCCTCACCCTCTGTATCAAATGGACCGATTTGGTCACCAGCAGGGAGACTTCTGTGTTGGGCGCTGTAGGTGTAATAACCTGTCTCTAGGTGTGGTGTATTATCAAACCACTGGACGTATATATCATCGGGCAATGAGTAGCTATTCTCGATATCGTCATAACTCAGTAAACCGGCTTTAAAAGAGTCTTCAACCCATGACGTTACACAGTGCAAGACTTCTCTGTTAACAAAGTTTCTTAGCTTTTCTTGTTTCTCAGATGTTGCAGAATCCATTAGTCTGTTTCCTTCTCGTTGCTTAACTTTCACACTTTAATAGTACACGGTTTAACTTACCAAGTCAAGTACTTACTTAGAAATTTACTTAATTTAACTTAGGGAATCCTAGTCATGACTAAACCGAAACCGAAAGAATTACACAAGAAACCAGGTCCTAAAGGTCCTTGGAAATGGACTGAGGAAGAGGCCTTAAAGGTTGGATATGAGCTGTTAGAGTGGATGGAAGCGTCTGAAGACAACCTATTCTTCCAAGAGTTCTTAGTTACTAAGAAGGGTTTGTATCGGGACTTAGTTGCCGATTTATCCGGGTACTACCCTGAATTCGCACGAATCGTAAAAAAGGCCAAGGAATTGCAGGAGTTCAGGCTTGTTCGGCTTGCTGCTAAGCAGAAAATCAACCCTGTTTTTACGATCTTCCTCCTCAAGAACCACCACAACTACGAGGACAAGAAGACCGTTGAGTCTACCAACGTCAACCTAAATATCGAGGACAGGAAGAAGCTACAGAACCTTGATCCTGCTGACCTGAAAGAGCGTATTCGCTTGTTGACTGAGGAGAAGGCGGCGAACTAGGTGTTCATAAAGGAACTCCTTTTTGTACGGGCTTACTTTACTTTTTGTAGCTTGACTGCATCAGGGTTTCAGCCCCTGGTTTTTGGGAGGGTTTATGAACACCCCTCCCCCCACCCTAGGGGTGTACGGGTGACCCCCCAAAATGGCACCCCCGGGGTAGCGAGGGACCCGGTTGGTTATCTGCAGCGTTAACAAGAAAAAAGGCCTTATGCTAAACCAAGTCCAAATCACGTTCATCACCCCCAACACCCAAGAGGAGTTGCGGCAGTATCGGAAGGAGTTCGAACTCTTTTATCACTTCTTCCCCTATGACTTGTCGTTACCAGAGTTCTTTGACGTCGTTGAAAGCGCCTGTCCCCATACTACGCTAGTCTACGCTAACAGCATCCCAATTGGTTGCTTTATTCTAGACATTTACAAGCGTAGCGTCGAACTCCATGGGATCTGTCGTCCAGACATTTATGATCTGGTTCCACAGGCAAACCGGGTGAAGCTGCATATCTATCGAATCATTTTGGACGAAGTTTTCACAGGCCTAGACAAACAAAGGGTGATTATTAAGGCTGAACCCGACAACAAAGGTGTGCGCGGGTTCGCCATCATGTGGGGATTTACCAAGCTTCAGAATATGGACAAGGGCCGATGTGTCTGGAAGCTTGAGAAGGAAGCTTATCGGAAAAGGATAGAGGGGAATGGGGAGAAAAAAGGCAGCAGCACCACCACCAGTGGTCCCACAGAAAGCAGAGTCCCAGTTTAGCGGGATTAACAACTATACAATCGATTTGGGTGGATTCGGCTCAGCCCAATCCAGAAAAGTTGGGGACACCATCAGCTCTAGTTCCATGTTGAATCCTGACTTGCAAAGGATTCGTGGCCAAGCCATTGAAGGCCTGTCTGGAAACTTGGGTTACCTCAACAGAACCCCAACCCAACAGCTGCAAGAGTTGTCAGCAGGCCAGAATCCGTTTTACAACTATCAAGCTGAAATTAACCGACAAAATGCGTTGGAGGGTTACAACGAACTTCAAGCTCGGATGTCTCAAAGTGGGCTTGAAAACAGCTCCGTTCTTGGCGCATTTGCAGGTCAACAAGCGCGGGATGCCAACTTACTAGATTTAGCAACCCGCCAACAGTCCCTTGATTTTCTGAACCAACGCGCCCTGCAAAACGCTGGCTTTGGTGGGGACGTTCTTTCCCAGTTGGCAGCTTATCAGCAGGTACCCTTAGAACTTGCCAACCAGAACCTCTTCCAGGGCTTTGGCAACGTGGATCAGACGTCCATGTTTAATGCCCAACAAATGAACCAAGTTGCGATGCAAAACGCTCAGTTGGCAGAACAAGCAAGGCAAGCAGCGGCTCAAAGACGCTCTGCCCTTCTTGGAAACATTCTAGGGGCTGGTTTATCGTTAGCGGCTATCCCACTTGCAGGGGCTTTTGGCCCTGGTGCAGCCATTGGAAGCGCTTTGGCCAGAGGCGTAGGTGGCGGAGCAACAGCTGGACTAGGAGGTTTAGGTGGGGTCTTTGGGGCAGGATCAGGGTCGTTCATTTCGCCGTTTACCGGCAGTCTGATTACACCAAGTTTTACAGGTCGAAGGTACTAAGGAGCAAGCAGCATGTCAGCAAATACCGGAATCAACAAAAGTCAGCTGCAATTGATGCGGATGCTCCTTGCTCAAGCGGAGCCCCCTAGGCTGCGAACTGAGCCTGTCCAAGACGTTGGCGGTGGAATTGCTCAGGGCGTAGGCAACATTGTCAATGCTCTTTTGCAGCGAAAGTCCCAAGCACAGAATCAAGCAATGCTGGATAACCTCTTGGCCCAGGAACAAGCTGGGCTCGAAGCCCAGGCTATGGCAGAGCAGCAACGGCTTCAAAAGCTTGGGCTTGACCCCAGCTTAGCCGGGGCCGACGCCTCCACTATCAATAAAGTCCTTGATATTAACGCTAAGGACATAGAAGCGCAACGGCTGCTTCAACAGCAAAACTCGGCTTATGAAGACACCCTTAATTCTGTTATGGTTGCCAATGGGTGGTCTTGGGAGGACCCTCGCCAAGTTGCTATGGCGCGAGCTTTTACGAACGAACAGTTCTACGGACAACGTGGTAATCCAGCGACTTCAGGCTTGGCCGCTGTTAATAAAGGCGGCTTGTTGCTTGATGCCGTAAATAACAAACTGCTTGGTGGTAAAGGGTTGGGGCAACTTGATACAAACGCCGGTGGCCCATCACTGCAGGTTGGTTTTGGTGCTTATGGCATTCCTTTTGCAGATACAGTCTCTGAATCTGAACGCAGAGGTAAGGCTAAGCAGGCTTATGTCGCTGGCGAATATGCTGCTCCTACAGCACAAGCCGGGTTGACTGGTCAAAATCTTGCCAACGAAGGTAAAGTTCTCTCTAACGCTAATCAGGAGATTAAGAACACTAACGATAATCTTATGTTGGGGGTACTCCAGGGAAAGATTAACTTGGGCCAAGCCCTCGCTGCCCGGCAGATTGGTTTGGATGATTTTGTTAGAGGTTCTCTTGGTTTCTCTACCAACCCTATTGGTGACGTGAACACAATTACTGGCAATGAAGAGATGTTTAAAGGGTTGAAGAAAGGAACTCTGAACGAGCTAGGTTTTTCACCCATGCAAGCGGCTCAACAAGGCGTCCAAACAGCTGCAGGATTGGCTATGCCCTCTGTTAACGTTGGCAATATGATGCAGACTGCCGGCAATTTGTTGAACTCGTTTCAAGGGATTACCCCTGAACAAGGCGCTCAGCTGAGACAGCAAACGTTGAACAATATTGGCTCAAGCCTTCAATCTGGTTTTGGTGGGCTGACTAACTATCTTCGAGACAGTGGGCGTTCATCAGTTCAAAACGCTCAAGCGCTGTCAAACCTGTTGGGGATTCCAGCACCAGCGTTTACACCTGGTTTTGGGATGTTTAATCAACAGTTAAATCCGAATACAGGTTGGACAGTGAGGTGGTAGGTAAATGCCTTTAAAAGGCTTAAGCGATTTCCAAATAAAACGGATTCAGGGGGTATACCCTATCCTAAAACGAATTCAAGGATACACTCAAGTGCCATGGCAGGTGCTGGCCGCCATATGGTACCGGGAAAGCTTCTCTGTTACACCGCCTAAAACCCCTGGTGGCCCTTGGCAGTTTGACCCTGTGCCTCCACTAAGTAAGTTGACTTACTATCTGAACAAGTATACCACCTTATCGCCTGACCAAAAAAAACAGTACACGGTGAAAGGTATTAATGATTTTGAAGCTGGGGGCGTGTTTGCGGCATGTCATTTACAATCGAAGGTTGGTGGAAGACTGTCTTTAGATGCCCCTGATGAACTCGTCAAGGATGCCCTGTGGGGATACAACGGCAGGGCTTACGGCAGTGCAGACAAAAGCCCGTATGTGATGAACGGGTTCGATGAGGCGCACTACCCAATGCGTTTG